GTCCTCGACGTCGACGTTGCCGTCGAGCTCCACGCGCTTCGTCACGGTGTAGGTGCCCGCCTGCTGCGGACCGCCCTCGGCGAAGTTCTGCGCGATGATCGCGGATCGGGTGATGGCTGTTGGGGTCGGCATTACTTAGAGATCCATCGCAGTACGTCGTAGGCCCAGCCCGGTGCCTGGTTCGCCAGGCTCATCGCCTTGTTCACGTCCGCAAGCGAGTCACCGCTTGCAAGTTGAGACCTTCCAAGCTTGGATGCCTCTGCCACGGATGCGCCACCGATCAGGGCACCGAGTTCGGTGGCAATGGCCTTCGGCATCTCGTTGACCATGAATTCGGTCAGGCTTCCGCCCTGCGAGGCGAGGCCCTGCTGAAACGATTCCATGAGCCCGACGCTTGCGCCGACGCCCGTGGTCGGTGCGCGCGCCGCAATCGCTTCCGCCAGCTGGCGGCTGATGCCCATGTCCTCGATCCGCCGCCGCTGATCCATTCGCGTCTCCTCAAGCGCGGAGATCGCACGCTTGCGCACGTCGGGAAGGCCCTGCACGGCGCTCACGCCAAGCGACGCCGCGCCGGCTGCGAGGCCGAATGCACCGAGCCCGAGGCCCATGCCGCCCATCGCGCCGAGCTGCGCAAGGCCGCCGATCTGCGCGAGACCTGTTCCGGAGAATCCGAACTGTCCGGCGATTCCACTCACGCGCGTGGCCTGCGTGCCGAAGGAGCGGAGCTTTCTGCTCGTAGCCTCTGCCGCGGCGTTCAGCCGGTTGAGCTCGCGGCGCGCGGCGTCGGTCGCCGCCTGCAGGCCCTTCGAGTCGCCAGTGATGGCGATGTTGATGCGTGAGATCTTAGCCACGCTGCGCCTCCTTCACGGCCTTGTCGACCTCGGGCTCGACGAAGCGCACGGCCAGCGCACTGAGTGCGGAGCGGTACTTCTTGATCCAGTTCCGCGGCGGGCTTCTGCCAATGGTGCGGAAGTTCAGGGCTTTCCCGCGTTCCCCGCGCTGCTTGAGCAGGATTCGTTCCCCAGTCGTGGTCGCGCGCTTGATGGCGTGGCCGTTCTCAAGCCAGCCGTGGTACCAGTGCGGCGTGAGGTAGGAACCGTCGACGCGCTTGACGCCAACGGCGATCCACGTGACAAGTCCCTTGCTGTACCCCTTCACCTTCGTCGACACATTCCACTTCAGGTGGACATTCGGCCGAACCGCCTTGCGAACGTATTCAGTCGAAGTCGAACGGCCAAACGGCCCGGTGGCCTCAAGCGTCTTTTTCGTGAACTTGCTCCACTTGCCGAGGCCACGCCGCATCGCGTTGCGCGCGTCCCTCTTCTCAAGCGAAAGCAGGCGATGGTTGATCGCTTCAAGCGCCTTCGTGTCGATCTCGCAGCCGACGGCGAAGGTCCTACCCCTGAAGCTTGATCCGGCGAACGATGTCATGGGACATTGCCTTGTGTGACTTCAGAGCCAGGAACACCGACAGCGGGGTGTCCATCCGCACCTCGATCTCGGCCGCACTCAGGATTTCGCGTGCGGCGCTGGCAAGTCCAAGCCTTCGACGTACAGCGGCTCGATGATGCGCGCGAGGCGCAGCACCAGCGGCGCGCTGAGCTCCTTGACGAGATCCATGCTCCCGAACTCGGGCGTGCCTGCGGCCGTCACGACGTGGTTCAAGACGTACCACGCGGGCATGAACTCGCCGCGGCTCTCGGCGTCCTGCGCGGCGATGAGGTGCGCCACCGTCGGCCGCTTCAGATGGATCGTCCGGCCGTCGAACTCCACGGCGACCGGACGGGCGAGGAACGATTCGATCAGGCTCATTCGGTCACCGTGATCGCGTTCTGCGAGAACTGGAGCGTGGCGGTCAGTCGCGCGATGTCGTTCGGCGCGACGGAAAGCGCGGCGTCAACGACAAAGGCGTTGCCCTTGATGCTGAAGCCGGTCGCCCACACCACCTCGACGTCGGCGATGACGCTTCCCGCTTCGATGTTGGTAAGGATCGCCGCATTAGACGACCCCGATTCGTAGAACACCTCGAGCTGGACGGTGCCCGTCAGGAAGCCCTGCGTCGTGTGGCGGTGCGTGTCGCCGACGGCCGTCGTGTCGATCTGGTTGCGCGCGAGGCTGACGGTCGCCGAAGCGACGTCGACCACGGTCGTGGCCCCGAACTTGACGCTTGCTGCTGTGGTGGGTGATGGCATGGCTTATGGTCCGTCCTGATAGAACGTGTAGACGCTGGTGCAGAGGTACGGCCCGGCTTCCTCGCCGGCCTCGGGCTGCGGTTCCTGAATCACGCCGAACTGGGTGCAGACGCTCTTGAACGTCAGCGAGATCGGGAGGAGGTTCCGAATCTCGGCGTCCAGCGAGGCCGCCCCCGCCGCAGTGTCGGCGATGGTGGTGAACGTCACGTTGTAGGTGCACATCGCGTTCTGGTTCCCAAGCGTCGCGCGCGCGCCGTCGAGCACCTCGAACGTGATCGCGGGAAGAGCCGACGTCTGCAACCTGGTGCCGTAGTACACGCGCCGTCCGGCGGTGGTCTGGCTGTCGAGCTCCGACATGATGTCGGCCTGAAGGCTGGTGGCGCTCATGTCACACCACCTCCGTGCAGTCGATCACCGCCACGCGGTTCGCCTGGTCGAGGTTGCGGATGCCGTTGATGCGCAACTGCTTGGTGCGGTACACCAGGCGGTCGATCTGCCGCACGTTCAGCCGCGCGATGTTCGGCCATCGCGTGCGCACCTCGAACGACCCGACCGCGGCGACGCCGTCGCCGAAAGCCTGCTCGACGGGCATCGACTCGCGAACGTCGCAGCGCATGAAACCCGCCGACGTGTAGCCGCTGTTGCGGCGGCCGTAGCCGTCGGGGTTGTTCGACTGCGCGGTGAGCACCTGCACGTTGAACCGGGTGAGGCCCGACGAGATCATCGGAACGTTCCCCGGATGCGGAGGTGCTCGAGCATGAACTGGCCGCCCAGCGGCACGGTCGTGAGGCCGACGGGCTGCGCGGCCTCGGGGTTGTTGTAGTACAGGCCGACCAGGCTGATGATGGCCTGCACGACTTCGTTCGGCTCAGTCGAGTAGCCGGCGACGTAGGTGACCGTGATGAGCGTGCCTTCTTTGATTTCCGGGCTGCTCAGGAACTCGAGCGCCTTGATATCGCCCGCCAGGTCGACCCAGTAGTCGGTGCCCGCGACCATCGTCGTGGCGGTCCCAGATGGGCTGGTGTACGTCACGCTCGTCGTGCTGACGTAGGGGTAGTCGGCGAAGGCGGTGCGTGCGAACTCGCGCAGATACATCGTGCGCGTCGCCTGGGTGAGCTTGATGCCCGTGTAGTACTCGACCCACGACGTGGCGACACCGATGAGCCGAGTCAGCTCGGCGTCATCGTCGGTGTAGTCGATCTTGAGCGCCGTCTTCACGGTCGCAAGTGTGACTGCCATAAAGCCCCGCTGCACGGTTTCCCGTGCAGGGGGCTGGAGGTAGAGGAAAGATCAGCAGGTGATCGCTGCGAACGCCGACGCGAGCATGACCTTGCTGTCGGTGCGCGCGTAGGTGTACAGCGTGACGCGGTGATTGGCCGCGCCCGAGTACGGATCGACGAGCGACGTCATGCCGGTGCGGTCGAAAATCTCGAAGTAGTTGAAGTCGCCGACGAGCGCGAAGATGTTCCCGTTGGTCGCCGCGGTCGGAACGTACTGACCGACCGAGTACGGAACGCCGTAGAGCAGGCCGGGCGCTCCGCCGACCATCGTCTGCGAGTTGGCCGGCGCCTGCGTCCAGATGTATTCGGTCGCGCCGCTCGTCGTGACGCTGTTCTTGAGCTTGCGTGCGACGCGCACGAACGTGTCGCTGACGAGCCACCGGAACCGCGGCGAGTTGCGGTACTGCGGCGCGACCAGGTGCACGGTGTCGATTACGTTGTCGGCGCTGATCGTGGTGACCGCTGCACCGCCGAGGTCGGTGACCTGAGATGCGGAGGTGAGAGCGGTCGACATGGTCGCGCCAGCGACGCCCTGCGGTTCTGCGGGAGACGCCGTCTCGTCTCCGACGGTGTAGTACTGCTCCATCTTCAAGCCGAGCGACATACCGATGCGCGAGGCGACCCAGTCGAGGCCGCCGCCGATGCCGTTCTGCCCGATTGCGTCCTCGATGAATTCCTGAGACATCGTGGTCGCACAGACGATCTTGCGCGGCGAGACGCTGATCGCGGTGCCGAAGGACGGATCGGTTGCCGAGATCGCACCCTGTTCGGCCACGACGGTCGACGTCGGCAGCGAGCCCTCGACGGTGATGGTGCGCTTCGAGTCGATGGTGCTGACGGGCGAGATCGCGCGGAGCACGTTCGCCTGGTACATCTTCTCGACAATGCGGCGCTCCATGTCGGTCGGGATTCCGGCTCCCGAAGTTCCGGTCGAGAGGACGCGCAGCTCGGCGACGTCGCCGGATGCGACGGCCTTGAGCCAGCGCATGGCGTACTCGGGCGAGGCGAGGTCGTGGCCCGCCTCGCGCTTCGCGGGAAGCGCGGCGCGGAACTGCGGTTGCGCGCGCTCGGCCTCGAGCTGCGCGATGCGCTCGTTGGCGGCGCGGAGGGCCGCGCGGTCCTGCGCCTGGCGCTCGACGATGTCGAGGTCGGCGTCGATGCGCGCGATCTTCTCGCGCTCCTCGCCGCTGCCGCGGATCTCGACGTGGTGCGTCGGGGCCCCGGTGCGCGACGCGAACGCGTCGAGGGTCTTGCGGTACTGGTGGACGGTGTTCTCGATGTTGGTCAGCTCGTCAGACATGGCTCATCCTGTGCTTGTGGATTTCCAGCCGCAGGCGGGCGGCTTCCGTTGCTGCCGCGGACACGCTCCGCAGGCTGGAGTTGGTCTTGTCGCCGTAGGCGGCGTCGACCACCACGCTCAGCTCGACGAGCCGCGCGGAAGTGACGGTGCGCTCGGTGCGCCGCGGGTTCCATTCGTCGCGGTCGACGTAGAACCCGAACGACATCTCGCCGCTCAGGTCGCCGCGCGCGATCAGCTCGCGCACGTCGCGGCCGACGGTGGTGTCGGCGAGGTCGGCGGTGAACCGCAGCCCGGCCGCGGTATCGGTGATGGTCATGGTGCCGCTGCGCGTCCTGGCGAGGAGTGCGCCCGGGTTGTGGTTCCAGAGCAGCTTGATGTCGGCGCCTGCGAGGTCGCCGAACGCGCCACGCGTGATCCGTTCGCGGAACTGCGGCGCAAACGGCTCGGAGATCTCGCGCGACCATTTGCCATACGGAATGGCAAGGCCGGACAGCGTGCGGCCTACGGGCCTGTCGATGGCGATGGTGCGGCGTTCGATCATGCCATGCCCTCGCTCGTGTTGGTGCCGATGTTCGTGACGCCGCCGCCGGTGCCCATGTTCTTCGCGACGATGGGCTCGTCGAGGCCGGGAAGCGGGTCGAGGTCGAGCCATTCGCGCGCCTCGTTGCGCGTGATCACGCCCGACTCGACGCCGGTGCGAAGCGCCGCCATCTGCTCGGCGAGAGGTGGACGAGAGATCATGTCTGCGTCGAAGTGCATCTCGGCAAACGGTGCAAGCTTTGACTTGATCTCAGCCGACCACGCCGCGAACCAGTGCGACAGGCAGGCGTCGACGTATCGGCGCGAGCTCCATTCCATCGCGCCATACGCGCCGCTCATGCTTGACTGCTCGCTGAGATATGCCGTCGGAACGCCGTAGATGCGCGCGACGTCCTCGACGCTGTACTTGCGCGCGTCCGAAATGCCAGCATCGTCAAGCGTGCTCGAAATCCGCTCGACCTTCATGCCTTCCGAAAGCACGAGCGGCTTGCCCGCGTTCTGCGATCCGGCGTGGTGCTTCACGAAGTCCTCGGCCACCATCGCCTTCGCCGGCGCGCCCATGGGTCCCGGGTGCACGATGGCCAACTTTGGGTTGCCCGCGTTCTTCATCACCTCAAGCTGCGCGGATTCCTGCGCGGCGAGGATCTGGAGCGAGGTCCGGCAGAGGCGGACCGGACTCTCGCCCCAGAGCCCGTCGAGCCCGGGCGCACGGAGGTGCAGCATTGAGCTCATCGGGACGTCGCCGTACTGGCGCGTGCGGTAGAAAGGCTCGGCCTTGGTCAGGTCAAGCGACACGCTCTCGATGTCGACGGGGAGCAGTTCGAGAAGGTCGCCGCCGACGGTGCGGTTGATGACCGCAAAAGCGTTTCCGTACAGGAGAGCCTGTATCGTAAGACTTCTGCGGAACTCAAAACCGTTTTGCCAGCGGTTCGGTTGCGCGAGGAGTCGCGCCACGATGTCATCCGACGATTCGAGCGGAGTGCGCGCGACGTCGTTGGCGATC